CTGATACGGACTAGCATAGTTTCTAAAAGCTTCTGTGATATGACTGCCGATTACAACAATAGTCTTATCTTTCCTACCACGCCACTTGCCCCAGGCACGATATAGCATCTCAACATTTGAAAATCCAGCATTGGCAACAATCATCAATGTGTCATATTGGTCCAGAGAATTTACCACACGTTCTCTGGAATTTGATTGCTCCATGTCAAAATTTCCATCAGTGCGGCTAAGTCCTTTAACATCATGGCCGTCTCTTGTCATGCGGTTGGCAATGGCTTTTCCTACGCCTTTGGTATGTCCTAGTATCAATATTTTTCGCATTACTTTGTTCCTATCAACATAAATCGAGTGTAACCGCTGCCTGCATCTGTTTTGTAAACGCCTGCATACACAATGTTGCTGAGTCCAGACTGTTGTTCAAACTCTTGTAAATCTTTGCTACATCTAACGTGCTCTTCACACGAGAAGAAATCGTTACCTTGTAACACAACTGAAGTTCCTGTTGGAATACGATCAAACCATCTATCATATGTATCCTGATCAACATGCTCGCAACTGGTATTGATCACTATAGTAGGCTCATGATCGTAATGCCATTCATCCATGTCGGAAGTAAATGCTTTGAATCTCCATTGATTCATTTCATTTGCCTTGTTCATATGATCTGCTACAGGTTCGCAACCTGGATCAATGTCAATGCTACGTATGAACTTGATAGGAAATGCGGCAGAATCAAACAGCATCATAGCCAGTGAACCGTACCACCCACCAAATATATGTATCACTTGTGGTGCTGAACCTTTAAGGATCACATCATTCAGTTGATCAACCAGCCATGCCTTGCTTTCAATCTGACCTCGCCAGAAGCAATCTAATATTCGCTGTGTTTTATCTGGAAATTGCCTAAGCGTATCGGCAATCCATAATATGCTTTCATTGCTGAAATGTTTGTTCATATCGTTCTTTCAACCAGGCGTAATCATTAATCATTTCAATTGTACTATTGCTCAGTCCGTATTCTTTTCCTGAATTGGCGCCAGCAAGTATTGCCCTGCTATATTCACCTGTAGCAGTTGTGGTCCAGGTGTTTAGCTTATCTTCAGATACAGTAACACTACCATGTGATAGTTTTGCACATTCTCTAAAGGCACCACGCCAGGCAGTACAGGCGCTGGTAGCAAATCTGTTTTCGCATGCTATCCAATCAAGTGGCATGATACAAGAAGATATACCGGTGGTTACATCTACAGAGCCTGGATGATCCAGTGTACGTTGTTGTGGCAACAACTTCAGTCCACCGTTACCGTACTTTAGTCCATTGTAAGGATTGATACTGCTCCATACAAACACACAGTCAGATACTGCGTTATTATTGTAAGGATATGGTAGATAGATATCATCAAACCATTCTGCAGTAAAATTCCAATCGTCGTGTATCCAGGCATCGCCGTCGACCACAAAGAAAGAGCTGGTTGTGCTTTGTTTTGCTGCCGCCTGATGTGCTTGTAGTATTCCCTCAATACCATGTATTCTTCTTGCGCCAGGGGCAAATTTCAACAGGCGTTGCCAGTTAACATCTGCATTGGGTTCATCATAACTGATAAAGAATACATCATACATTAGAAGCCGTCCACACCCTGTATGACCTGGTCTTCTTTGATCATCGGGCCTAGTCTGTTGGGATTGATATAGCTGTCCTTAAAGAACCTTGACCCGTTTTCGTCAAGCTCTGCAATAGACAAATTTGCTTTGGTACGTAACTCTGTACCTAGAAATTTAATATCTCTCTTCAGTGTTTCGATATTCCATTGCCACCCAGTGGCTTTGCAGATTTCATTGCCGCCTGCAAATTTAGGTTGTACTACATTGAACCAATGATCATCGTGCCATTCAAAATCACGAACATCAACATAGTTGAATGTTTTGTCAAACAGGGTGCGCATGGTACCAAGCCGTGCGCCATACATGGCCCATAGCCCGTTTTCGCCGTCGGCACCTACACTCTGCCATACTAGTAGTCTACGCAGATTCTTTGGATGCACACGCTGTCTCAGTTCGCCCGCGCTGACAGGTATGCCGCCGGCAAGACACATCTTTACTCCTTCACGGAAGCCAGCACGGAATGCTTGGTATGCGCTGCCGTTGTTGTAGGTCCAACAGTAAACATTGTTCATCTGGTGGTAGTGTATGTCCCAACAGAAGTCTACTTGTGCGCTGGCAGCTTCAGCGGCCTCATGTGTCTTCATGCTCATTACTACACTCTTGGGCCAAAGTTTAATGCCACCATTGCCATAGATGAGACCATTGACTGCATTCTTACCAGCCCAGCTGATAACATCAGTAGGGCTAATTTTGCTCATATCCAGTTCAATATTGAAAAAGTCGTCCCATACCACATTGTCTGCGTCTATGGTGATAAATCGTTCTGTCTCGCTGAGCGCGGCAGCGGCTTTGTGACAAGCATCGCTACCTTTGACACCATGACTACGTTTTGCCCACGGCGCCTTGTTTAGTAGATCAGCATAATTTGCATCAGCATTGGGTTCATCGTAGCTGATAAAAACAATATCAAATTCGTTAATTGGCGTTAGCATATGTAGAGTCCTTCATGTATATCTTAATATACTGGTTACTTGTCAAAAAGTCAAGATTATCAAAGTCTAATCCTTTTAGATGTCCTGTATCAATCCGAAATGACTTCTTGTGTGCAATCATGTCAATTGGTATGTTGATATTGCCAATCAATGCATCCGGATGTTCTCTACGGGTGATCCAGATTTTAATGTTTGATTGGATGTTATAGTTTTCCGGATTGCTTATAGTGCTGTCGCATATCAAATCTCGTCCGTGCATGCGGAAATTAAGATGTGCATAATCTTCCGATCTTGATGCTGGAATTACTCTTGTGCGATTGACACGCACTACTCGTTCAATTTGATTTTCTTGCCAAGTCCACGAATAGGTACAAAAGTTCTTGTGGCCGATAACTTCAACATCATCAAGATTGCATTCAGCCAGCCAGTCTGCTTTTTCTTCCATTAGCTCATCATTGGTTATGTCAAACTCAAATGAGTGGCTGGCCAGCAGATATCCAGTGTGTTTATCTCTAACAAAGAACTTGATTGCTTGGCGCTGGCTGTGTGAAATCTGGTCTTCGTTGCCTTTTCGAAACATGTTGATGAATGCATCGTGGTTTACAATCAATTCACATTTCTTCTGATTCTTATAGAAGCTGAGTGCAAACTGGCTTGAGATATCGTGCTCTGCCACATAATCAATAAACTGTAGCTCATGCGTTTCACCCAGTAGGTTGCCCCATTCGGTGATGTGCATCAGTCTTTTTACTTCTTGTTCTGGGTCATACCCCACTAGGTATTCTTTGATCGCAACATTGCCACTGAGAAGTTCAATACACACTTCTGATTCAGATACAATGAAGTTTCCTTCGTCGCTGCCGGAATTTGGCGCAATACCTGTTATCTTTCCAGTAACGCTGTCATACCATATGCTAAAATTTTCTATAGTAAGTCTTGGACGAAACAAAAAAGAAATGTCTACATCTTCGGGTATGGGCTTATTTTTTCTAGCCATTCTTCAACCTTTTCTATGTAGTTTCCGCTCAGATAAATCAGCCCTTGCTGTCTAAAGTTTTCAATCCGCAGGTGTGGATTACCTCTGGCTACCCATCCACTAACTATGATATCTGGTGGATTACCTCTGGATACCCACCAGATATCAAGCCAGTTGTACCAATCTGTGTTGACCCAGTTGCTGTCTCGAGCAAAATCTCTTTTGCTAAAATTTCGATAGTTGAGTATATCTGTTTTATAACATTCATCTTCGTTTGTTTGGCACACAAAGCTAATGACATTGTCTAGTGTTAGCTCTTTCATTGCACCATCGCTTATTTCTGTACCAATGCTTTGCCAAGCTAGAGAACATTCTTCAACGGCTTTGAAAAATGATATTGACTTGTTGTCCTTATTAAGGAATATGCACTTGGTACTAACAATAGGCCAGCCGTGCCGTGACATTAACTGTTGCGCATTCCATGTTGTTGCGGTATCAATATTATGTGCTCTAAAGTCGAGCACATTTTTAGAGATATATACTCCAGACGTTAAATTACGTGCAACAGCGTCGTGTATTGGGGTAAATGAAAAAAGATTTTCATCAAGGTACAGTATGTTATCGCCCTGTATCAATGGTAAAGTTTTGGCCAAGAAGCTGATGGCATTGTCATTATCTTCTCTTGCTTCATATATGTGATCAAATAGCTTTATGTTAACGCCAAGTTCTTTTGCTGAACCACTTAGCACTAGATTGATCATGCAATCTTTGTTCAGCAGTCTTAGCAGTCGCGTGTTGGCTTCAACCGCACGATATCGTTCTTTGACGTTTTCTCCATTGATGACAAACGCAATGTTTAGCATACTGCCTCCATGGCCTTTTCCCAATGTCGCAACAGTCCTCGTTTGTTCATGAAGTGGACATTTTCATCCTGTATCCTGACTGCAAGATTTTTCCAGTTCTCATGACGATCGTTGCTTAGAAACAACCAACCGTTGTTGTCTGCGGCCGCAAGATCATCTTTGCCGTCCATGTAACGCATTGGCTGGTTGGAAATACGTGTGGCCCACTCTTCGCCTGTTTGTCCTGCCAGCAAATGACAAGCTATACTTACAGCATAGTCGGTGCGGAATAACGCACCAGGAAACTTGTAGGTGA